GAGATATAATACCAATATTATCTTGCATATTTTTCTTATTGGCATTATCTTTAAATAAAACATATGGTGTTCCAGATTCAACCTGTGAACGAATAATTGAATCCCAAATCTTTTTAGGTTCAGTTTTGTATCCAATACCTAAATCTACTGCTTTATTATATACTTCTCTAAATTCTTCACCGTGAACTTCATGTAAAGCTTTTAATCCTGCTTTTTTGATATCATTAGGGCAAAATAAATAATAATCTGTTTCATTTATTAAGGCTTCCATAAATAAATCGTCTATAGTAACTGCTGTAAATAAATCTCTAGCTCTATTTAATTCTTCACCAATAGGTAATCTTAATTCTAAAAATTCATTAATATCTCTGTGCCAAGTGGATAAATATAATGCACAAGAACCTGAACGGTTACCTTGTTTGTAGAAACGCATATGTGATTGTACCATATCGGCAAGTCTAACTACACCACCAGCATAACCTTTAAATGAACTAACTAAACTTCTTGAACTTCTTATTGGGTCGATATTTAATCCAATACCAGAACCTTCTTTAGACCCTTGTGATATTTTATCAAGAGTTTCATTTATTCCATCAATTGAATCAGATTTAAGTAATGTCAAATTACACGAAATAAGTCCGTTTCTACCTTCAATACCTGAATTCGATAGAATTGGTGTAGCGAAATTAATTTTCTTTTCATATAATTCATTCAATAAATTTCTTCTTTCTTTAAATGAATTAGGGTATAAATGATTTGCAACTCTATTGTACATCATTGATGGTATTTCAATAGGTTGACCTTTTTCATTTTTCAATGAATATTTCTTTAAGAATGTTGATGCTGCAAATGAATCGAATTGTTCATCAACAGGTTTTTCTTCAACTTCTAATATTTTAGCTTGTCTTGAAATTAAAATTCTACCACCTAATACAGCATAGTCTGGATGTTCAATTTGTAAATCAGCCGCTTGAAATGCTATAATCTCATCGATATCAGTAGCAGTCATACCATCTTTAATTAATGGGATAACTTTTTGGAAAATCTTATCCGAATTAACATTTAAATCTTTTGCAACTCTTTTAATTCTATTTAAAATTTTATTGGGAAGGAATTGTTGTTTAACCCCATTTCTTTTTATTATTTTCATAATTTATTTATATTTTTATTTATATTTTAAAAATTATCATCATCAAAAATACCATCATTACTTGTTGGTATATCAACTCTAGTGTAACCACCACCTGTTCTCCTTTCAAAAAAGTTATTTTTAGATGATAACCCTATTTTCAACATGAATGGTAGTGAATTTTTCGTGTTAAAATGTGTCTCACTAGTAAAATCTTTAAGTACGATATCTACAACAAATTCAACATATTCAAGCATCATATTTTTAGTTAAACCTTGAAGACCATTAGGTAAGCTTTCTTCAACAAATTTCTTTTCAGTTTCAAAACAAGATAAAATAATTTCTTTAATACGTTCTTTACTAGGCTTATATTCATCTTTAACATATTCTTTATATAAATGAACAGCGAAATCATAATGGAAAGATTCATCCCTAAGAATTAATTCATTCATTTCAGCTAAACCTGGCATCTTATTTCTACTTCTAAACCAAAATACTCCAGCGAAAACAGATGAGAAAGCTATACCTTCAACACAAGCAAATGCTATTAATTTTTCTACAAAAGTACCATTATTTAACCATTTTTCAGCCCAAGACGCTTTAGCGTTAACTGAGCTATTGGTGACCATGGAATTAAATAACTCTTCTCTTTCTTTAGAGTCTTTAATGTATGTGTCTATTAATAATGAATAACCATTAGCGTGAACCTGTTCGATAAATGCTTGATGATTATAATAATATTTAGCTTCCTCAATATCTACATTATCAATAACATTAGTACATAAGTTTTCAATAACTAAACCATCTGATATAGTAAAAAAAGCTAAGATATTCTTTAAGTAAAATTTTTCTTCTTCATTTAACTCATCATATTTATCTTGTGCTAAATTTACCTCTTCAGCAACCCAAGTTTGTTTTTCTGCAGCTTTATACGCATCCCATAAATCTTGATTTTTAATTGGGAAAATAGAATATCTTTTTTCTGTGTCTGAATTTTTTAAATACATGTTTTTTTTTAATTAAGTTAATAAATTATTATATTAGTAAATATAATATCGATTAATATAAACTTATAAGAATATTCTATTCAAACATAGAATTATTTTTACTAAGTAATATTAATTTTGAGAATCTCCATCACGTAATCGCCTAAAAGACTCTAATGCTTGGTTTACTCTTTGTTGTTCGTTAGTTTTCTTTATTTCAGTACTTTCCAAAAAAGTTTTACCCTTACTTGTGTCTTCTGTCATATCTATTTGAATAGTACCGTTATTAAACGTAACATCGTGAAATTCTATACCATCTTTACCAAACCTTGATTTAAGAATGGCCATGTTAGCTGTACCGTTATCTTTTTGTTGAAGACTCTTGGCAACCGATAATATAAAGTGTCCAATTTGACCTTTTTTAATTGAACCACCAATCATTGTTGAATCAACTACTTCAGCATTAATCGCACTTCTATTACCTTGAACAGCCGTCCACCCAGCGATATCAAACTCAGATAATAATGATTCAAATTGTCTCATAACATTACCTTCACCAGACCATTCACTATCGAACGATTTACTTGGTTGAACACAATCTATATAATCTAAAAGTAAAATATCTGGTTTAAACCCTTTTGATATTAATTTTTTAATATATTGTTTTATGTGAGGTATAGTGGTACTATCACTTGGAAATTTCTTTAGTATTAATTTACCTGGTTGTTCCTCTCTCATTCTTTTAACCTCCATAACTTCTTCAGCGTTATCATTTAACTCATTAAGAGTGTATTTACCTTCCATCCAACAAGCTAAGTGTTTTTTCTGAATAACTCTAGGCATATCTTCAAAGAAGATTTGTAATACGTTTTTCCCTATATTTTTAGCGTTATTTGCGACCTTAGTCATAAATGAGGTTTTTCCAATCCCGAATGCAGCGAGTAATACACCTAACTCTCCCTTAGCTAAACCTCCATCCATGTAGGAGTCTAATCCATTAATTCCAGTTGGAATTGGGTTTCTAAAATCTTCAGCAAGAACAGATTCGATATTATCGAAAACATTCATTCCTTCGTCTTTATTATCACCTACTTCTAAAGCTTTCTTTAATATGTCCTCACATTTGTAGTAATCATCCAAGTTGCCTTCTTGGATGATTCTTTCTATTTCTCTTACAGATTTTTTAAGTTCTTGTTGTTTACAGAACTTCATTGCTGTATCTTGAACTTGATATCCGTTATTAAGTTCAGCTTCTCTAATTTTTGAAAATTGCTCAATGTACATCTCCTTATCAATATCGTTAGATACTGTGGATACTATAATGGACTCTAAATTATTAATATCTGGTATTACACCATATTCTTCATAATTATCTGAAATCTTTAATGATACTGTTCTTAAAAAACTATCTTCAAAATAATTTGGTTTAAGGATATCTACGATACTTTCTCCAAACTTCCTATCAACTAATAATTGTTGAATCAATCTATATTGAAAATCTAAACCTAAATAACCTAAACTGTCTTTGTTTATTACTCCCATTATTAAAACTTACTTATTTATAAATATATTACTTTACTTTAAAATTATAAGGTGCTAATTAAAAAATTAACCCTTAGTGCTGTATGGTAATGTATAAGTGTCTCTGGTAAAAAAATAATCAATTTCTTTAATAATCTCAGGGATAATTTCTCTAATGTCAACACCATATCTTACATCTTTTTGGAACCAATTAGCAGAAAAAGAACTCTTAATAATACTTTTATCATCAACTCTTATTTCAAAAGTAAAAACATCTTCATTATCAAATAATTTTTTATTTTCAACTTCAGTTTCCACAATTCTATAAGGATTATATTCGGACCAACATTGTCTTTTTGAAATCTTTTTTAAGTAATTTGGGATTAACCCCATTCTTTCCATATTCATACTGGTTAATCTATCGCTTAACTCTTTTATTTCAGTTGAACGAATAACTTCTTTGTTATAATCTCTTATATCAAATTTTCTTTTACAAATGATTGGTTTTTTATTATCATCTTTAGATTGCTCATTAATATATAACGCAAATTCAAATCTAAATCTTTCCCATGGATTTTTAGTAGTGTTCATACTTGTTTTTAATTTAATTTATTACTATGTTATTACTCTGTTATTTTTCTTTTCTCTTTCTATTAACTTCTTAAAAGGTAATAAGAAGTTTTCGTATCTATATTCCCCTAAAACTCTATCTAAGCCATCTTCTTTAAGCATCCTATATACATTCTTAATTTCTCTATCATCACTTAATTCTGACACCATTAAATCATTAATTCTACTTAAAGCTTCTTCATGTATTAATGGGGTTGTAAGGTCTACTAGATTTTTATTAATTTCATATAATCTATTACCTTGCACGCCATCAGTGGTTCCATTAATAATATTGTCCAATGCTTTTATCTTAGGTTTTTTATCAGAAATTCTTTGCTCTTGCAATTGTTGAGCTCTTTCTATTATTTCTTCTAAAGTTACCTTTCGTTCTTTAAGTTCTGGCATTATATTAAATAATGTTTTTTCTTTAACCCCTTTAATGCCCTTAATACTATCACTATTATCTCCGCAAATAATTTTAATTAATGCAACATTTTCGTAATGATAATCAAATACATCTTTAAAATTGCTAACATAAACATAATCTTTAATATCTAAAAGATATATCCTAACGTTAGTGTGTATTAATTGACATAAATCTCTATCACTACTTACTATTGTTATTTTTTCGGTATCACGTTTCGCTTTACAAATATACGCAATAAAGTCATCAGCTTCAACCTTTTCATCAAGTAATTGTCGAATATATAATTCTTCTAGGTAATTAAATAGAATCCGTCTTTGTAAGACTTCGTTTTGGTCTTCTGGTTTTGTTCCGTTTATATAATCCTTTCCTCTACCACTCTTGTAGTCGGAATATATTTCCCATCTCATTTTACCTGAAAATTCACCATCCCAAAACACATAGACTTTATGGTATAAGTTTTCTTCTAAGATTTTTCTTAACGCAGTTAAGAAAGGATAAACACCTCCGATGTGTTCTCCATGATGATTATATTCGTTTTTAGCAGCTGAGAACCCTCTCTTATAAAGAGCGTTCCCATCAACCACTAATGTACTTATTTTGATTTTTTCTACTGAACCATTTTTTGGTGGTAGTCTTTTCATTTGTTTTTATTAAAAAGGTTAAAACTTTTGTTAATTAATCACCTAATTCAGACTTACTTAAACTTTCTTCAACTACTTCTTTTTCTATAACGAAATCATTAAGAGTTGTATTAAGTCTAGCTAAGATATAATCCTTATGTTCTTTTTTGTAATCTTCAATCTTATCTGGATTCCAATAACCATGTGGAGTTGAAGCTAACTTACCTTGTTCTTCGAGACCATTAACCTGATTTTTTTCACATCTAACTTTAGTTTCGATACCAAATTGATATGTTTCGCCCCCTGAGGTAGCTTTTAATTTAACCGTTGAATGTGAAAGAATACCTCCAAAGTGTACAATAATTCTAGGTGAATAAAAGAATGCTTCACCACCCTTATGTTTAATAACTTTATTTTCATTATCCAACCAAATTTTCTGTACTACAGCAAATGTATTTGTATATGGTTTACCCTCTCTTCTAGATGATGGAAGTCTATGATTAACTAACGATTTAAATGCACTCTCCATTGAGCCAGCGTTCCATTGATTATTACTAGACTTAGACATTATTGATTTAAACCCATCTAAAGACCCAACTGAATCCCAAAGGAAACATAAATCTCTAGGTAGTTCCCCTGCGTCTTGGTCATCTAATAAATCACTTATAAATCTAGCGACATCCTCAATAACAGGTGCACCTCTAAGTGCTTTAGTACCTTCTTTACCATTTGAATAGTCAAAACCCTTATACTTGTTCATAAGGTCGTCTCCGTTCATAAATATGAAATCTCCTGTGTAATCAATAACTTCACCAGTCGATTCGTCTACAACTTCTTCGAATTGCACACCAATGTTTCTTGCATGTTCCCAAGACCAGTTACCTTCTGTTTCCATGATTACAGGTAAATCTCCAATTTTTTGTGCTCCCGCTACTGCTTCATATATCGCTGTTGATTTTCCAGTATTCGAGAATCCTCTAAATGAAGTAAAAAAACCTCTCGCTAATCCTGGAATCTTTAAGGCTTCATGGAATGCATCAGAAAGTGGAATCCATGTTAACTCTTTTTCTTTAACGGTTATATCTAACCCTTTTTCTTTTTTAAATAAATTTAAATCAAAACTTTTTTTGTCGATTTGTTTTTTTGGTGCCGTTTTAGCCATCTTTACTTTTTATATAACGTTTTTATAGGAAAAAAACGGGCAAATAAAATTGCCCGTTGTGTTTAAAATTTAGAATGGTAAGTCATCTTCTTCTTCCTCTTCTTCTTGTGGTACAGATAAACTTGGTGTTGGTGTTGGTGTAGTGATTATCGGGTTACTATTACCCATTACTAATTCCAAATCATCATTGTCAACTGATGTTGTTGTAGTAGTGTTTGCTTCAGCAGCATCTACCTTGGCAACAAACTTATTTTCTTCTTTACTCCATACTGGGGTTTTACCTACAACAACAATATCTAAATACTCAAAACTTTTAATAGCGTAAACATCTCTCCATGTCCTAGTGTCATTTAACCATTGAGAAGCTTGTTCAGGATTTTCACTAAGTTTAGTAGATTCTAAAGGATAAGTAATTGACTGTACAACTGGTGTGTTAAATTGATTTCTAACAATGTTAACGATTAAATCTCTTCCAGTTTCAGGATGGGTAACATCATGTTTAACAGCTTTGATAGCTCCCATTATTTTATCCAAGGTACCAGATTTATCTCTAGCATGATTAAAACGCCAAAACTTAATACCTTCTTTTTCTTTACCTCTTTCAATTACTTTCAAGATGTACATTTTTTTAGCGGAAAATTCCTTAAAGGCCTTTTTCTTATCGCTTTCTAATCCAGTTGATTTAAGTGCTTGCTCCATTTCACAAAATGGGCAATCTTTACCTTCCTCATGCTTTAAACATGGAAACGTTTTCCATTCACCATTAATTTGAATTTTGTGTCCGTAAAATTCTTGCCAGAATTGACCAGTTGATTCGAATTTTTCTTGGTCATAAACTACGATTCTAATTTCTTTAGTAGCTTCTTTTTCGCTTTTTTCAATGTTAGTTGAAAAATAATTTTTAACGTCATAGACTTTTTGCGGTTTGAAATTTTGTTGTTGATGAGTCTCCGCAAATGAATTCATCATTTGTTCAAATTTGTTCATAAAAATTGCTTTTGTTTTAAATGTTATTATTTTTGCTATAGTCTTACATGTTTAACATGCTTATATAAATATCTTGATTTTAGCAAAAACTCAAACTGATTAATAATTTTTTTAATTATATGTAAACAAATATACAGTTATTCAAAAGTTAATTCAATACTTTAAATAAAAAAAAATGAGGTAGCTATTACAACTACCTCATATTTAATTAAATAATTAATTATATTAAAATTCTTCTTCTTCGTATTCGTTACTTACATCAAACGTGCCCTTAATCTTAGCATCAGAATAATCTTTTTCTATAGCATTATCATCTAAAACAAATTCTTTCTTTTCATCAGGAATTACGTCATATTGATTTTTTTGTGTGGACCAAAAATCAGTTAACTTAAGGTTATAAGGGTAAGAATCTAATGAGCGCATTTCTATTTTTTCTTCTGGAGTAGGTGCTCTTTTTTCCAATTCTTTCTCTAAACTATCAATCTTACTAGAAATAGCATCCATCGCAGTTAATTGATTAGTCATGCTGTCAATCATAGTCATAAGTTGACTAATTTTTTCATTAGCAGCATCAGCTGATTCCTTAGCTTCTTTAGAACCATTAACCAATTCGGTAACATCTAATTCTACTTCGTCACCTGCTGGTTCTTCATTACCGAATCCCATATCGTCAATTGGTTCTTCACTTGGTTCTTCATTACCGAATCCTAAATCTTCAGTCGGTTCTTCGTCATTAAACCCAGGGTCTTCACTTGGCTCTTCAGTATTGTCAGTAGGTTCCAATTCTTCGCTACCTTCTTCATCTTCTTCAAACATATTATTACCTAATATTAAATTATCAGGATTATCTTCGGTTTTATCTTCATAAAACGCATATTCTGAAAGAATCTTGAACTTCTTGATTTCCTCGCTTAACAATTCTTTATTAAATCTCTTATTTCTCATAATTACAATAATAATTCTCTACCGTCTTCAGTTATAATTTTTTTGTTAATTCTTTCAACTAAACTCTTGTCATTATTAATTACAGAAACATCTGAATTAGTCTTCGTTTGTTGTTGTGTTAATTTCACTTTTTCTTCATCGGAAAGGAAATCGTTAATACTATTTTGTAAATTATTTTTATCCATAACATTTATTTTAAATAATCTTATTTTATTAATAAATATCTAAAAATACTAAAAAAGACGTTTTATACTGTATATATTTAGATTGTTTTCATTTGTTAATAATATTTTATTATCATACTCACTCCAATCAATCTTAATTGTTTTGTAATCGATATTACCTAATGAACCATCACATTTCTCTTCGATTAATTTATTCAACGCATTAATAGTATAAATACAATTACCCTTTTTATGAATTAATATAGCATTAGGAAATAATTCTTTAAAATTACTCCTCTTTGTGGTTGATACTGTAAATTTAAATGTTACAATAACCTTGGATTGGTCATCTAGATTTTCAAAAATGAATACCTTTTCTTTTGCTATGTTAAATTTATTATGTAAGTGGTTAACGAACCAATCAATTCGTTCTGGGAATATAAATGAAGCTAATAATATATCTTTATTCATCGTTTCTTATAGAGTATATAAATGGAACATATTTTATCTCATTATTAAATATGCTTAACTCCTTATTGTATTCTATAAGTATCTTGTCATCTTGTAAAAGTATTGTTGATAACTCTTTAACCTTATCCATAAACTTATCTATAGACTTTCCAATATATTCCACTTGTCTCAAATCAAAACCATAAATTGTGTTTTTTATATAAACATACACAATATTTAAGTGATGAAAAGTTATTACCTTTTCACTAGAGCTTATCTTATTAAATGTTAAATTTATTTTATCAGCATCACTTAATATTAAATCAATAAATTCAAACTTAATTTGTTTTAGTAGATTATTGTAAGAAAATTCAATAAAATGAAATAAATCTTCTTCAAATAAATCTCTCTTTTCTGCTCTAGTAAATGTCCAAAAAGTGTTTTCATTTATTTTCCTATCTAAATAGGATATCTTATCTGTATAATTTTTAGCATTATTAATGCCAACTATAAGTGTAGGTAATTCTGGAATAATATTATTAATAGACTTGACAAGATTGAAATTCTTATCAATCTTTAAATCCTTTTCACATATTATATTCGCTATCCTCATATTACAAATATATATAAAAAAATTTATTTAAGCAACTAAGAAGCAAATCTTCTACTATTCTGTTTATTATTATTTGCTATTTCATCCTCCACTCTTTTAGGTATTTTAAAAGAAATATGTAAATGATTATCATGGTCTTTATATGGACTACATAAGCCTTCGTCTATTAATACTGAGTCATTAAAAAGAATACTTTCAATTTCAGCATAATTTACTTCAGTACCGTTTGCTAATTTGACTGGATTCCTTTTTTTCCTTAATTTTTGAATTAACAATCTAGTTCCCTTTCTACTATAATTACCTATAGAATCTCTAGTGTCATTAGTTGGATTTATTAGTTTTAATGTATTATTTTTATAAGATTTTAATGTGTAGTCAATACTATTACTTGATAATTGGAAAAAATTTGCTTCAAATGTTGTTTTACTAGTAGTTTCTTTTTTAGATATAATTTGTCTAACATCAATATCTACACCTTTTAAGTGTGTTTTATGACTATTATTAAAAGGTCCACCATTAAGTTTTGATATATCATTCCAAAAAATATGGTCGTTAATTGATTTGTTTTGATTATCAAGACCAAGAGTTTTAGCTTCTTCAATAAACTCCTTAAACGCTGTTTGTAATGTTTCAATTACTTCTCTAATACCGTATTTAAATGGTTCATTTTTAGTTTGAGCCACTAAACCAGGAATAGGTCCACTTGATTTAGGTTCGTTATTAATGGGTAATAAATTAACATCCATTGGTGTATCAATAAAATTACCATAAAGCTCACTACTACCTTGTTTTACATTATTAGTAGTATTAAGAGATAATCCTTTATCACTAATTTTTTCAGCGGAACCAGAATCACCAAATGGTCCAAGAAGGCTCATGTAAAATTGCTCTTCAGTTATTAATTGAGTTTTAATATTTTTTATTCTACTACCCTTGAATGTTGTACTCATATTATTTGCTGTTATTGAGTGCGATACATTAAGAATTAAATACGCTCCTCTAAATAACGGTATATTGTTTAGTTGAAAGTACATCATAGGTTGTAACATAACATTACCCATTGTTTCAACTTCTACAGAATATGCTCTTTGTTGATAAACATTAAATAAATTTTGACTTTTGAATGAACCTTTACCCTTACTAGCATTTTGACTAATATCTTCTATAATTTCTAATGATTCTTGTGTTTCAGTAAATTCTTTTTGGTCTAGTTTTAAATTTTTAAATATACTTTGATTACCCTTAGCATAACTAACTAAAAAATAAGGTATATTTAATTGTTTACTATCCTTTTCACCATTAACACTAAAAATTTCTGGCGTTTCGCCTTTTACGCTTTCATTTTCAATTGTAAGGAAAATACCATCATCTTTATTTATAGAGTTTTTTCCTAGATTTAAAGTTGTTGATTTTTGTCCAGCATACACACAAACAAATGATGGTCCAGTAACGCTGCAATCAAGTGCTTTATTATAAGGATATGGTGTAAAAACTTCTTTCTTTATACCTTCATTGAAATCAATAAACGTTGGTAACGGAATAAAATTAAAATCATTTTCAAGTAATATCCGATTTATTACTTCAAATAAACTTTGATTATAATTGCCTTCAATAGCATTTAAAACTTTTTGTGGATTAATTAAATATTGTTGTCCTATATCTAAAAATGAGGTATCAAGAAATTTAAACGTATCCACAATGTTTGTTATATCAGCACACTTATTGGTGTTACATGGTCCAGAAATTTCACTTCCTAGCCATTTTGCGTTTATTGATGAAAGTGTTCTATATATAATTAATTTAATCGTATCATCATCAAATGTATTAAATATTTTCTTCTGTAAATCATCATCTGGGTCAATACCTTGTGTTTTATATGTAGTC